GCATATAAGAACCATAGACAATATGAATTTACATTCAAATCGTCCATGTAACGTAGATTATGAGTTCTCTTCACACTCGTGATGAAAACAATTTGAGGCCCCCCGGCCAAAAACTGTTTAATCACGTGATTATATCTACGTGTTTGATTTTTGGCCAAACTAGCCTCGTAAAAACAAGATCCATATCTGTAGGAGATCTTGTGAAACAATTGCATTAACTAAACCTACTACGGTCAATGCCTTTTCTTTATATGATTCCACATAGTTAAGAATGATATCTAATACCAAACCGCTCTAATCCGATCACATTTGCTTATTGTCCAGTGGACTGAAATACCTCCAAACGGATACCTTACTTTGGGGCCTGGGGATTTGCATATATATATATGTTCCTTACGCCCTCCGATAATGGAGGTGAATACGGATGAAATTAAATTAATGATTCCATCTAAGACAATTTAAAGTTTTATTCTTCCTTTGAAAAGTTAGGTCTTCCTATATTTTTAAGAGTTTGTTCTCTCTCCCTTCAATAGATGGACTATATTTCTATTCGCTAGAAATGCGCGTGAGAGATCAGGATAATCAAAGATTGCCCTGATAGCCGATTGTGACAGATGTTTCATCCAAAAGCATCACTGGAACGCTTATGAATGTCATAAATTCACCATCATCGGCCATAGCTCTTGAGACCAATGCAAATCTTCTGAAAGGCGTCGGTGCTGTCTGTGCTAGTGGATTGAGACCACTTGGCCTGTGCAAACCCAACGAGACTCTGCTAACTGAAGAATTTTTCCCTGCAGTATAATCCAAGTGAAACGGATACGTGGAATCAGCAGCTCCCATGGCATCCAAAGTAGCTGTACTATAAGTTTTAGTGTACTGTGGAATTTCTACGCTTATAGTATTACCATGCATTAAATTTTGCTCAATATTAGCTTGAAACATATCAATATTTGAAGCAACTGGAAATGGACCAGTAACAATATCATTGAGTGCTAAACGAGCATTAATTTGTTGAATAGTATTACCAATAATTTCGAAATTTCCTTTATCGTACGTAACCCTCAACCTTATACCTCCTCTTCTCATGGCGTAACAAGATCCTATTACAGTGAACGCATCCGCATATATCAAAGCAGTTCCAGAATTATTTCGAATAGGTATGTAGTCAGGAACAATACAGGCATTATCTCTCGACAGTGCGAAACCTTCTATCTGATTATTAGGTTGTTGCACAAAATAAGTATATCTGCGCAACAAAGCTCTAAAACTAGATACTTTATCTCCCACACAAAGTGCTGAAAATAGATCAGGTTTTGATTCCACAGATGAATTACCAATAGTGGACATAAAATAACTGTCTTGCAATCCTGATTGTGGAGCAATAGCAATAGGATTCATAACTACCCTAGCAGGAATACTTACTTCAAAATCGCTCCCGCCACAAACTTCTACTAAAACTACAATATCTGGAGAAACGCTAGATGGAGCTACAAGTGCATCAACCACGGTAACAAAAATTTCACCCATGATGTCCGTAACAGGAGTCCATGGAGTACTATTAATGTAAGGTATCGTGATTTCAAATTCGCTCTTGTCACGGATATCAATAATTTGTCGATTAACGTAATTAGAATCTCCTGAATAAACAAAGGGAGTAACTCCAGGAAAAAAAGAAACCATTATTCTACCACTGTGATACTCAGTTTTTACTAATTTGAACCTGTACTTAACGGAACCTCTCCATTGTCTGAACATAGAACATACAAATCCTAATGGCGTATAACTTCGTCTATTAGCACCCAAATCATCAATCCAAAACTGTGGTCCAACACCTAACACGATTAAGTTCCCTGATGAACTAGTGTTCATGGTAAATTGTCGTGTGTAAGCAAACTTTGATAAAATATAAGAAAAATCCATTTCATCATAAGCTGTGCCAGATAATCCATCCATCACAGTGACGCCAGGTTTTGAATACAGGGCCAAAGACTTAGCATCTGAATCCCCATCAATAGTTGAGTGAGCTGGTCTTTCCTGTATCTGAAATTTGACTTGTGATACTCCCTGGGCTGGTTTTGAAAATCCAAACATAGAGACAACCCCAGCTGCTCTATCGGTGAACCATGCAACTGGAGAAACAAATTCTGAAATTAATGGAATTTTTGCAAATTGACCCAAGCCATTGGCAACATGTTTAAGAGCACTAGAAACTGGCCCATTAAAATTGTTACTCAATTCAGCTTGTGATGGATCAAAACCCTGTGGGGAAGCTGCACCAAACAATTTAATGTTTTCAAAACGTCCGTATACTGTATAAGTTGCAACAGTGGATCCAGTAGGTGCTTTCAATGGTGAATACGGATACAATAACAAAGCTCCTAATTCATTATCCGAGGGGGATGCTGCTGGTGGAATCTTATAGAAAGAATAAGCTGATACAAAAGGAATCGTCAATTCTGCTGAAGTAGCAGTGGCAATATCGACTTCCACATGAGGTATAGTGGTTCTTCCAGTCAATGTTCCAGTATGTAATGCCGTAAATTCAACAGCTTTCAAATCTGAAATTCCTGTTTTTCCACCGGCAAACGGAACAAAACCTAAACAATATCTTCCTTGTTGAAATTTATTACCATTTAAAACTATTTTGAAAACCATATCGGCTCTAATTCCATAAAATCCTGACAATTTCTGTCTCCATAAAGATGTAGCTGGTAAATTGAGCATACTTCTAGGTTCAAACCGCGTATTCAAGATATTAAAAGTATCTGTAATAGAAAATGACCCGCTAAAAAGTGGAACGGGTCTAGACAAATACTGAATAATATCGGATTGGGATTGCTGAGTATCATTCAATTCAAGTATCGAATCTCTGACATGCACTGTCCTTAAATCTCTCGCTGTAATTGTTCCTTCTTGAACAAATACTGTGGTGTCCATAGGGACCGTTTGAGCCTCGGGGGAAGTTACTGTTTCCTTGTCGGGCTCTAAAGTTTTTATCTCTTCGTGCGTGCTTTTATTAACGTGGTTCATATCTTTGTTCTGCATATTTAGTTAATTTGAAAAGCGAAGGTTTGTGATACTCCTTCAAACAATTGATTACGCTCAACACAGCGAACTTCTCCAAGTTCGGACCATTCTATTGATATGGCTTTCACCTTCTCTTTTTTGTCCATTAATATGTTCCAATAATGTTCATTTATTCATGAATCAAGTCCCACCAAGCTTAAACTCTCCGTCAAAGACGACAAAATTCGGGCATTCATGATATAATTACTGATATAGAAAAACATAATTAATGCTTCTTATTTTTTTTTATTTTGTATTTTGTTTCTTTTCTTTTATATTTTTGTATTTTGTTTTTATTTTTTAAAAAAAGATTAGTTTAACGTCTCATCATAGACAGCGATACATCAATAATTAAATTCCAAATCCAGAACTTTATTATATACTGTATCATAATTCAAGCATACGTCATCATGAAATTTGATATGTGGGATAAGTTTCATTTTCAATTCGTAAAGTGTAGGAGCATATTTACGAAATACTTCTTCCCCATGTAAACTCAATTCTGATATGGAACTAGCTATTTTATCAACAGTTATAAGATCTGCTTCCGAACCCTTCGCGGTCCAGTTTAAAGTAGCGAAAATGGAATCCATAGAAAGTGGTGCAACATGACGATTTAATTTATCATCAAAGCGAAAATATCTCTTTAAGAACGATACTTCCTCAATATTTCTCGCTGGAACTTCTGACTCTTTCTTCAACTCATTGGTGTATTTCATCCCACACTTATCCATATAAGACGGCATCGTAAGCTCGTTAAAAAATTCACGCACTAGCTTGTCACTGGTAAACACATTATCATCACCCAGGGCAATCATGTAAACACGCTTATTAAATTCACTACAATCAAAACCAGCATGTTGAAAAGACATGCGAAACACTATGTTGTTGTAGATAGTATTAACTATAGCTGTTAAGGGATTGCCTGATGGTATACCATTAAACCACTCATAAACATTAGGACCCTCAATATGAACTGAGTTGACTATTTCAACAAATAATTGAGATCTTATTAAAGAATCTTCATCATTCTTATCGCCATACCACCTTTCTATCATCAAATAAATTTGCCACAATATCTGGTTACATTGCATCGTGTCAAATTTTGAAAAATCTCCTGCACCAACAGTTTTATCACTCTTATTCTCATTATACTGAGTTAATTTCCGAGCAATATCGTCCCATGTTGCAGAATACGGATTCACTCCTATTGCAGACCCAACATTGATGTTAGCTTCAAAATATGCTGAAATAAACTCTCCAAAATATTTTCTAAATAAGATAAGTAATATGAAATCACATGCCGAGAACATCCTGGTTTTACCCTGGAGAACTTTCTCTTTTTCCCTGATTTCATCTTTCAAACAATCCTTATAATAAAATCGGGGTCTCACACCTTTCCGAAACATATCTATCTTCTCATTCACTACTTTAGCGATTCGTGAACGAGCGAAAGATATTTTTTCAAGATCACCTTCTTCTACTGCATTATAATATTCTTTCTTCAAATTAGAGTATTTTGGTAAACACATTGGATAACCTGGACTAGTAGAAGATGCAATACTTGAAACATTTCCGAAGGAATGCAAAATTTCCTCTAGAGAGAGAACCTTTCTGTTAAGCATATTGACATTCAAATGCTCACTGATCAAACTTTCATACGAATTAACGGCATTTACGATAATACTGGAATCTAATGGCTTAGAATAAATGGCATAAAGCTGTCTAGCTCTTTCCATAGGATCTAATCTAACACCATCAACTTCAAAGGTTCGTATACGGCTGGGGACATGAGTTACAAGCCTATACTCCATAGGTAACTGACCATAGAGCGCTGATCTCTTAAGACCTGATTTTTGGATATTTCCTGGAACATCAGATCCTACGACTTTGGATACTGGCAACATTAATCCTTGAGAAACAATATCACAATTATTTTCTTGTGGAGTGTCTTCATCTACATTGAACAGACTCTTATCTCGGGGAAAAATCTTGTTCAATTGATTCTGGATAAATTCCTGCGTTATAACGGTTGCATAGCCATTATCACTACTACCAGCAACATGTATACCCATTACACAACGATTCTCAAATTTCGTATCTTCAACAAGTAAGAAAGATCCACAATCACCATTAGAGAAAGTGTTTCTATAGGCTACTGTTGTCGGTAAGGAATAATAAGGGTCTTCATCTCCACTCCAATTGGATTTAACAACTAGATCATTATGCATATTGGCATTCATGTCTATAACTCTGACTATGATGTTAGATTCCTGTTGATAAGTTCCCACTAAAGTAGTTGGAAAACTCCTTTTTTTGGAAATAGAAATTAGATCATTCTCCTTTAAACAAAACTTGAACATCCCTATTGATGACCTTTGAGCTGGCTCTAATTTGAAAAAGACTACATCTCTTTCCGAACATTCATCTGTCGTAGTAGCATTGAGAAGGAGGTCCTTGACGAAAACTTGATAAGCCATAGCTCCTGAAATTGTACAAAATTTAACGATACATCCATCATCAAATTTTCCACTGTTTTGCAAAGAGGACATTTGTAGGAGAAAATGAAATGGCATCATGAAAATATTACTTCTAATATTTAATGCATGTCCCATTCTATCTTGCTTATCAGGTGTTACCAAATACACAATAAACATATTCTTGTTCATTATTGATGCTGCCACACTAGTATTAATGGATAGTCCCTTCAGAACATCGATGTTAATTTTTGGATGCTTTGGTATGTTACCTGTAAATTCCCGGAATGACTGTGGTTTAACTGCAATTTGCTTGTTACTTAGAGTACTAACTTTATTGGGTTTACCCAATTTAGCTCTGTCTCTACCATAATCTACTGACTGAGAAAAAACACCACTGTCTCTGAACACTGAGGAAACCAAATCATATAATGGTTTAAATGAAACAGCGAATAGGAAACCAAACCCAAGTATATGATACTTATAATCCTGAAAAATCTTAACTATTGGTTTTATAGTTTTTTCGATTCTCATTTTAACTGTATTATAATTAATCACACTAGGTTTAGTGTAAGTGATATTACTAATTCCACTATTCTTTAATAACGTCATATTCCTTAGAAAAACATCCAATATCCGATCAATATCTGTACCAGCTTCAAGATAACCTGCTAAATTGCTCATACTATTCATTTGAACATCTCTCATAATATAATAAAACCATTCATAATGATAAGGCAAATCAAACATAGAAACAATATTCCAATACAAGTCCAATTGCTCTCTAGTTGGTTGAGATCTGTTTATCCTATTTTCCATCTCATGTATTAGTACTGCACGGGACTCCGGTATCAATTCAACGTCTTCCGATTTAAAAGTACTCGATATTAAGCCTTGAGGATGAACATATTCTTC